GTGACAACTACACCATCATAATTTTTAATCGCTCTTGGTTCAACCGAATAAGTAACATCTCTTTCAACATTTCTACCATCTCTTGCTCCAGCAACATATCCAACAGAAACTTTTCTGATAATGTCAGTACCAGCAGAAGCAACTGGACCATAAAGATAAGTTTTTGCAGTAAATCTAAGTGTATAGATTAATGCTCTTCTGGTAGTAAAATCTCCTTCATAATCATCATTCATCGTGATGCTATCAAGGATCACAGGTATATCTTTCTTTTCAGAAATTTCTGATAAAAGATTTACTGTTAGATTATATGATGGTTGAAAATATGGTAAGATTTGCTCAACAATTTGGAGCATGTCATCATTCAACTTGGTCATAACATTCAGTTCAAACTGCATGTTATATGGAACCGGCATGTATGCTTTCTTCTCTTCTCCACCACTTCCTAAAAGAAAAGATTGTGTGGTTGTGACTTTTCTTGTTGGATCATAATTTAATCCAGTAAACTCAAATGACATCCTAGGAAGACTCATCTGCGTTGGTTTGTTGAGATCCGCAGATTGCTCAAGTCTTGCCAAGAACTTTTGCATTGGACCATATGCCAATGGAACTTTTACCTCACTGACAGTGCTATCATTGTCATCAGAGTGCTTTATAACAATTCCGTTGAACAGTGTTCCGAAAGATATTAAAGTCTTTCTTAATATTTCGTGGTAAAAGTATTCAAACATGGTGAAAGTTTATTGTACTCTATTTAACAAAATGTATTATTATTTATGGATTACCAAATGGATTGGACTCACTGAAGTCTAAGATAGAATCTGCTTCCAGTTCTATGGTATCATTGTCCGCATATGGATCAATAATATCATCTGTATTTACAGTTCTTATTGCTCTATTTGCCCCACTTGTAGATCCAAGTAACATTTCTCCTGCCAAGAATGTGCCAGATACTACTTTAAGTTCTAAGACATTAGTTGTAGCATCCCAAGAATTGACATACGCTGTGGTGCTACTGCTTGCTCCAGTCACCACTTCATTGTATTGATATGAACCTGTGCTTCCAAATATTGGATCTGCTATTGTAATAATTGGTGCAGACGTATACCCTAATCCAGCATTTGTAACCCTAACTTCAGTGACAATACCAACAGAATTAATAACTGCACGTCCAGTTGCAACAACAGTAGTTCCTGAACCTGTTGGAGAACTGAATGTTACAAGAGGATCTGCATCATATCCACCACCACCAGACGTTACAGAGACAACACCAACAACACCATCACCAATAGATGTTGTTGCTGCCACACCAGCACCACCACCGCCTACAAAGGCGATTCCTGGGGCAACAGTGTATCCGATACCAGTATTGCGGAATTCAACGCCCTGGACCTTTGTTCCATCAACAAAACCCTTACAATCTATGAGTCCATCAATCATTGTTGCTACACCAACTGCAGTTGTTCCTCCAGATGGTGCTGCAGAGAAAGCAACTGTTGGTATTGATGTAAAATTATTTCCTCTATTGGTCAGTTGAACAAATCTTATGCCACCGTTAACAATTCCGGTAATCGCAGTTGCTGTTGCTGCAGTTCCAACCATTGAAAGAGTAATATTATATCCCTGATCAACTATGTTATCGTCTATCTCTGCAATATCTGTAGTGATTACTTCGTCTTCATATCTGAAGAGTTCACACGTTAATTGATAAACATAATTTTTTTGTAGTTGATAGAATGGTTTTTCATGCTCAACATATTTAATCTCAAATAATCTATCACCTAATGGAAAATAAATTAAATCGCCTTCCTTAGGTCTAGTTGCTAATTTAACATCATCAATTTCTTTAGATAACGGTGTAATATATTCTTCAAATCTTTCTTTAGATATGGTTAAAGTTAGGTCATCCATCTCTTGAATACCAAACTTTGACATCAAAGTGCCAAGACCATTATATCCATCGTAAGTATCTACATACGCTTCTATGGGATATGCATTTTCAAATTTAGATTCAACAACTTCTCTTATAATTGTATTTGTAGTAGCATACTGACGAGGCAAATAATATACTTCTACACCATATATTTTTAGCTGCTCATTAATTAAATCCTGAACAAGATTTTGTTCGCCTTGAGAACCTTGTTGAAAAAATGGATTAAGCATGATATCAACCTATCATATCTAATGGTGGAAGTTCGTATGTATTTGACATTTTTTCCATTAGATCGTCAATTTCTTTTTGCGCATCATCATATATTTGTCTACCATTAAGTTCTACTCCACCGGGAAGTTTAACACCTTGGAACTTGATTAAGTTTTGTCCCCACTGTCTTTTAATTAAAGATGTTAAGTATATTTTCAAGAATGAATCATTCCACACACGAGAATAATCATTAGGATCTAAGATTCTAAAGCAATCAATTATTATAAAATCTCCAACACTTAAAGAACCCCAATCAATATCAAGATACAATCTATCTTGTCTTTGATTGAATCTGATTTGTTTTTGAGTTGTTAAAAGAAAATCTATATCTTCAAGATATGTTTTCACCATCGCATAAGTAAGAATTTCTGTAGATCCCCAATAATAAACATCATTAAGAAACATTTGATACTTAACACTAAACATGTTGTTTGTGATTGTGTTAGTACCATCAAAATGGAATATCTTAGTTACACCAATAACAGACGGTGGAACCTGTAAAAAATTGCTATTCTCTAGATATGAAAATGTTGTGGATGCACCATTAATAGATGTTGTCGCAGTTGTAGTTGTTATTCCAGCGGTATTATCAGTTCCTGGTTTTGCTCTACCTCTATCAATATCTTCTTGTGTAACTTGATATTTTAAGAACATTTGCGAGACACCATCAAAGTGTCTTTCTTGAAAAAATTGAAGTGCATCATCCACAAGATCATCAATTTGCTCATCGGCAACATTGATTTCCAAAACTGGCGCACCCAGTTTTCTTTTACAGTAGTTAATTAATTCTTGTCTAGAAGATGGTTGCGCCATTTATCTTATACCTTATAAAGATATTTATGCTATTTTAGATAAAACTTCTTGTTGCTTCAAATAAAGTTTTGCATAACATTTTGCAACATGTCTTACTTCTTCAATGTCGGTAAGAGCATCAAGTTCTCTTGAATGTTTTGTATATTCAAAATTTTTCGTTAAACTATTTAATTTAATATCATCAGGGTTCATTTGCAATACTCCTAAGAAGTGATTTAATTTCGTTCAAATCGTTTTTAATAGAATTGACATCTTTTTCTAAAATGTCAATTTTATTTTTTTCATTTTGTCTTATTTTTCTACTATTAATATAGGTCAAATAATCAGATTGATTTGTATTAATAATAGCATTTGTTCTAGGATCTCTAAAGAGATCCTTTTCACCTTCTACTGGAATTAAATTCATATTATGCTAAAGCAATTGCTCTCAGATCTTTAAGTATTGGTGGGAATGCATGATTAGTTGAAGTAAATACAAGTTTCACTCGGAATATTTTAAATTCAGGTAAGTTATCATCGGTAAAACTATAATCCCTAAAGCTATTATAATTTTTTCTAATAGAGAAAGAATCATTTTTCACTGGAATGTTATCAGGTGATCCTGTGCTAGCAGATGTATCAATTTTTTGTCCTGAAGAATCTAAATTTGCAAAACCAGGGAACGGTGTAAAGATAGGATCTTCTTCAACATTATTTTGTAATGAATAGAATGCTCTGATATCAGCAGAATTATGTAAGGAACCCGAAATCAACAACTTAATTGCAGTGGCAGGATTTTCTATCACAATTGGAGATGAAACATATATAAATGCATTGGGATCATTTTTATAAGATTTGACTCTATCATCTGTAGTATAGTCAACTATAGGTTGATTTATTCTATTGGATGTGAGAGTCATACTTGTCTTAGCAAGATCAATACAAGGTGATAATCTATCGTTTTCTGATATCATGTTGATATCCATACTGAATGACTTATTGGCAGGAAGTGCAGTAAGTCTTTCATTTTCATTTACTTCAGAAGCAACCACTCTTGCTGAATCAAAGTAGTTTGTAGTAACTAAAGATATTTGCTCAAATCCTTGATCTTCATAAGGTGTCTCACTACCATCTATACTTCTACCACTTACAGTTCTAAGTGATGCATTGATTCCAGTCAATTTCGGCGTTACTACACCCATATTTGGTGTAACTGCATCAAAGGGAACGTTATAGGTTGATTTAACCTTATTTCCACCAAATTTATTATCTGCAGCAAAGAATAATTTAGGCATACCCGTTCCTGTTGAACGGTCGGTAGTATTTGGTGTAGTTGAAGAAGTATCAATTTTTATATTGTAATGATCCAATCCAATAGAATCAGAAACTTCAGAATCGCTTAAAGAATGTGTCTTGTTGATTCTAATCAAAGAAACACCATTAAGTTCATATTTGTAAATTTCATCATCAACTGAATATGAGAATGCCTTAGTTCCGGAAATTTCTCTAGTTATTCCCGTAAGAGTATTTCCAGAAACACCCGTATACTTAATAATTTCATTAGAAATCATAGCATAACCTGGATTAGTGCTTCCAACACTTACACCTTCAAAATTTTCAAATTCAGTTCCATTAGATATCAAGATATCTGAAGTAGAAGATGAATCATAATCATCCGTTAGCAAGGATGGTTTTATACTTGATTTTGCTCCAGAAATTATAACTTTGTTTACATCCGAATGCATTCCATGATTTCTTTGGAATACGTTGACATGTAAACCATCATCTATAACTTGAACTGGTTGTGTAACTATTACATTTCCAGAATAAGCACTATTCATGGTGGTTGAAATTCCAGAACCATTAACATAAGTAAGTGTATTTCCCGAACCAACAACAAAGTCACCTTGAACCTGATTAAGTGTAAGTTCATTTATACCAGAAAGTTGTGATACACTCAACCTTAAATTTCTTCCAAGTGATGCAATTCCTATAGATGAAGATGTTAATAAGTCACCTACAGAATATCCAGTTCCACCATTTGAAACTGTAGCAGCAATAGCAACACCATTGCTTATAGTAATGTTTGCAGTAGCGTTTCTACCCTCTCCCTCTATATTACTCAGATTTACATTATTAAATGTAAAATTACCTAAAGATGGAGTATATCCTATTCCAGCATTGATAATTTTTAAGTCACCGGTACAAGTTCCTGCACTGCCGACTAAATTTCCAGTAGCGCCAGAACCAAGTTGAGTGATTACATTGCCATTTGTTAGATCTGGATCTTGAAGTATGGTTCCAATACCGATTTTAACAGTTCTTGAAGTAATATCAAGTGGATCACTCTTAAGAAGTTTTAGTTTTTCTGGAAGAGGTGCATTAAAGAAACTTGCAGATCCTGAAGAAACAAATTTTGCCCTATAAAGATTGAACTTAAGATCTTCATATTGACTTGGTGTCCAAGTAGAAGCGTTTTGTGATTTAAATAGTGATCCGAGTGTTGGTTGTTGTGTTACTAAAACTTGAGTGCTCTCATTGGTAACTGTTTTAACATCAAATTCTCCAAGTCTTGAAATCCATACTGTATATTCTGTAGAATCAGAAAGTAAGACTAGTGCATATTGCTTACCAGAC